CATCATAAACATTTTGTACTTTCATAGCATCTTTTTCACCTGTAACTGCTTCAGGTACTATACTTGATACTTCATGTGCAATAAATCCATCTACTGTTGTATCTGTATCAATTTTAAAATTAAATCTAGCAGGTTTAAGTTGTTTTAATCTTGTTGTTGCATCCCATGAATAATCTATATTTTCTTTTAATCTATAATCAGATGATACGTTAAATTGTGTACCAATATTTGTAGTTGTTATCGAGCCAACATCTGTACTTGTGTTTCTCATAAATCTTATTGAAATTTGACTTGCAGTTCCACCAGCAGTGTTTTGACATCCGATTGCAATTTCAGAATCTCCATTATGGGTAAAAGTTGAATTGGCTACAACATTAGTAGAGCCTACTGATAATTGACCACTAGAATTTATTCTCATACGTTCTGAAACACCAACCAACCCAGTTTTAAAAATAAGATTTTCTGCTTGTATACTTAAGTCCATCATATCAGAGCCATAGTTTGCAGAGTTTATTGTATGAGCAGATGCACCACTGTCTAATTGCAACCTTTTTGTTGCAGTAGATGTATCACTAACTGCCATTGAGCCTGATGTTTCAAGATTTATTGCTGGACTACTAGTACCTATACCTACATTACCACTAGAATCTATTCTCATAGCTTCTGTGCCAGATGTACTAAAGGCTATTGAGTCTACGTCGGTATCGTCATCACGTACTTGCATAAAAGTTTGATGTGAACCTCCACTAGGAGCTAAATGGAAATAAACACTGTCTGTTCCACCATTAGTAATTCCGAATGTAGGATGTCCACTCCTTGACTGAGTGAATCCAGAGGCTAATGGGGCTCCACCAACAACTTCTAAGGGTGAAGAAGGACTACTAGTACCTATACCTACTTTATTGTTTGTAGCATCTACATAAAGAGTGTTTGTATCAAAAGCAACTGTTCCATCTGAGCTAATAGTAAATGCATCTGTTCCATCGGTATATTCTACTAATGCTGTTCTTATTGAATCTGCTTTAAAAAATTCTACTGAATCGTTGGTTTGGTCAAGTTCACATATCTCGATATTGGCATCGTTGTCTTCATTTCTGATATAAAGCTTATTATTAGCTGTATCGTACCATAGCTGATTAGCATAGGTTGTTGATGGAACTGTAGCACCTGATGATGTGCTTCCTAATGCTTTTAATGCATTGTTTAAATCTGACCTAGTGTTCGGAAACGTTTGGTTAGCAATATCTAAATCGTGTTGTGACAAAATTTATCTCCTTATAAATTGGTTTAAGTATATCATTAAATTATGCAGATTCCACATATCCATAGCCTTTTGCTACATAAGAGAAGTTTGCTGATATTGGATTTCCTGTGCCACTACCCTGATAGAAGTTGATAGTAAATCCTGTGGCTGATTTACTTGTTATTTCATAATGATTGTTTTGGTCTAAATCATCTACCTCAACTCCTAAACCTTGTAATTCTTTAAATGCAGGTGAGAATGTAACTGTATAGCCACTTGTACCTGCTGAGATATCTTTTTCAGCAATAGTTCTATCAGGCATATCAACTGTTGCTGATAGCTCATAAATAGCTGGTGATGCATTTTGATTTGTTGTTGTTAGTAATGCTCTCAGCTTTATGTAACGTGCTTTGTAATCTCCGAGTACATAAGTTCTATAATCGGTGTATGTTACATTATCATTTGATGTACTAATTTGTAATTCAACATTGACATCATTGTGTTCTGTATAACCACCATCGAAATTACCTGTCTGTGAATCAAACAATCCATCAAAAGAATCAAAT